CAACAATATTAGTCCCAAACTGACTTCTCATTTCTTTAATCCTTTAATTATACTTACAAAATATGTTGAGCCGAAAGTTACGTTTTGCCTTCCGGCCCCATTTAGGTTCTCAGGAAATCCATCCCCCGAACCACATTAAAATTCTTTATGCGGCCACGTACTCGTTAATCAAAAATCCGGCCCTTTGACGGTTAATACAACATATAGCGTATGAGAGGTCAACATTTACCTTCAAAACATTATGCTGATCGTCACGCTCTTTAGGTTTGGATATAACAAAGTTATTTTCCCGAAGGATAAAGACCTTAATATAATCCAAGTTAGCTGCAATAATCGGATCAGTACCATAAGTAGTGGTATTTGCAGTATCTAACTTCTGCACATAAATCCAAGGCACACCTTTATACATAGGTACACCATGATACTTAGTAAGATCAGGACCAACTCTATCATCACTCAAAAGAGCCAGATGATTCAGATTACCAATTACCTTATTATTACTAAAGTAACGCATTCCTTGGAAATTCTGTTTCGGACCAGTTTCCTCAACAATTACCGGAGGAACAAAATAAGTTTTTCTGGTAGCAGTATCCAGAAGCACAATTAGATTGTCACCCAAATTGCCATTATGATCGGCATAAAATGATGCCCATCGAGCATTAGAACTTGCACTCGAAGCAATACCACCAAGATTATAGGTAGTACCAGTGCTATTGTATCTGCCACTGTATCCAGTAAATGTACCAGCAGAATTATCAGTACCTTGACTTAACCACGCACAAAGTCCATGAGGATTCTTTTTATCAGTAGCACTTGTGGGTGTCTGGAAAATAGCATCTTGAAGCAACTCACCAAGTTCACGGAACATATTCTTACGCTTCCCGTTAAGATAATTGTAAACCTTAACATCGTCGCCCATATTCATTGCAAGCTCAATACGATTGTAATTCATATTGGTTACAGCGTGAGTCCAATCAACCTTCCACTCACTATCAGTATTGACAGTGTTATCACTATCCTCTTCCCACAGAGAAATGTGTTTCGCATTCCCTGTATCAGCAAGAGTGATATAACCTTTGATAGCGTCGCCACCATCTAAGGATGCTTTGTCTTTACCAAACATATCATTGACCGGCTGATAATTGGCTTCCTTAAAAGTCATTTCAAGTCGATCATCATCTTTGGCATAATTAACAAGTGTTGCGTATCCAACGTCAACAGCTTGCTCAATAGTTATCTCCACAATTAAACTCCTTTTTATATGGAATTATTTTCATCATTCAATCCCCGCCGTTTTCTTAGCCGTTTGAACAATATCAGCTTTTTTAGCATCCGTATCTCTGAACACCTTCATAAACTTCCGTCCTGTTGGCTTTGGCGAAAATCGTTTTTGATTATCTTTCAAATCCTTTACAATTTTTCTCGTTGCAGTAGTAACTCCTTGTGTTCCAGCGTAGTGCATCAATGCTTGATTCATAGCATCCTCAAAAGTACCACTTTGAAATTGATAAAACATAGCAGCGACTTCATACACCTGATTTCTAACTTTCATCTGTGGACTATTGTCAATGAATGCACCAGATTGGCTTTTTGGTAAATCCTTAGTAAGACCAAATTCCTTAAAAACCTCAGCATGTCGATCAAAAACATCATTAGCAATACTCCCACGTTGCCTTGCTTCCTCTTCAGCAGCTTTCTTCTCCGTAGATATTTTGAAATCATCCACACTCTTGAACTTGTCCTCAAACTTTTTCCCAACCTTATCCTCAACTTGCTTTATAAGCACATCAAGAATACCACCTGCATCATCACCAAGTTTTTCCTTCAATGTAGCCAGAGTTTTCTCATCAACGAGATCGGCCTTTTCCTTGGCCTTCTTTTCTTCCCCATCCTTGTTTTCTTGCCGGTGTGTTTCGTCATCCTCAAATTGATTAGCTAAATCTTTGAGAATTGACAAATCGGTTTCAGCCACTTTGATAATCTTATCTTTGGACCAACCGAGTTTTTCACCGGCAGCTTCCAGTCTGGGATCAAGCTCAACTTGCTCATATTCTGAAGTGTCTTCAACGCCCTCAAGCTCAGACTTTTCTTCTTCAAAATCACCCTTCGATTCATCGGCATCACCGCTGGAAACTTCACCATCCTTGACTTCTTCATTACCATCGGTCTTAATAGGTTTACCATCCTCATCTACTTCGACCATCTTAAAATCAGGTTCTACCTGACCACGTATTTCCGCAAGTTTCTCTTTAAGTCCCTGCGGTACAACGTCACCATCTCCCATAGCATGTATAGGTCCATCAGTAACCTTCTTGTCGTCACCATCAACCTTCTCATCAACTATTTCGTCAGTGACTTTATCTTCTTTTTCTTTTTTTCTATTAAATCCCAGCATTTTTTCTGCCTCTTTCAATAATTTCATCTACAACTTCATCACCCGGCATTCTTGAAAGAAGAACTTGAACCAACTTTATCAAATACTCTCTATCAAAATCTTCTAAAAGAATTTTCTTATAAGAAATAGGGCCACAATCTTTACCTACAAAAAAGATTTTTCTAATTTCTTCATCAATTTCAATTTTTATCTCTTCCAAAATCATTCTTCTGTCTCCTTAATACCATTATCAATAATAGCCCCAATTTTGCAATCTTCACATTGCTTCTGTGCGGGACTACGCTGCAAAAAATACTTCCCACATTTCTCACATTTGCTGCCTATTTCTTTAAGTTTAACCTGAAGAAGATTATCTAAAAGCTCTTGAAATAAATCCTCTCCGGTATCTTTATCAAATAAAATACATTTCAAAAGTCGTGTTTTCTGACCTTGTAAAGAAATACGAAATTGTATTGTAGGAACCTCACGTTCTAACTCAGGATAAGGAACATCTGCAATACGAATACCCGTACCATTTTTGAAAACATGTTCAAGATAAGTCATCATCTGCCTCCTTATTGTCAAGAATTGCTACAATATTTTCTTCTTTTGCAAAGATATGAACCTCATCATTGATAACAGCAACTACTAAATTACGAGGATCAACTATTACAATATCTCCAACTTTCACACAATTAACATCTTTTCCGGTTGCACAAACAATACCAACCTTGTCTGTATTTGGTTGCTTTACATTTTGAGGAAGATGTATCCCCCCTGCTGTAACATTCTTATCTAATTTCTCAGGTGATTTTAATACAATAATCCCCTTTGTTGGTACTACATTCATTTTCTGTCTCCAAATTATTTATAATCACAAAACTTTTCTTTTAGTCGTATTCAATATAACCTCGTTGCCGAAGACGAACTTTTTTTTCTGCTCTGTTCGCAATTAACAAATGACCATTCTTATCATATCTACTACCGGGGTATGCCCTCATAGCCTCTCCAATCTGACTTGGGTGTACTCCCATTGCTGCTGACTTACGAGGTTTATCTATCTGCCGCCTCATAGAATTCATATAGCTCCTTGGGGAGGACTTTCCGCATTCAGAACAAGGAACAGTTTCCCTACGATTAGATATTGATTCAAGCTCCTCCATTTCTGCACCGCAATCTTTACATTTGTATTTATAGCTGGGCATTTTTTATGCCCCCGCCGTACCAAAAGCTAAGATTTCTAAAGTTACCACTTCAGCATCATCGTTATTCTTTATTCTTACAGTTCCAGTTGGTGAGGGTATCACGGACCACTCACCCTCTTGTATTGTAAAATCTGATGAGAAACTGGCAGAATAATTCAAATCAATATCAACATCATTTGATACACATTTTATAAAAAGCATTGTTACTGTACCCACATCACCAAAAGACAAAGCCTCATCTGTATCTGCCTCAGCTTGTACAAGATATTGTTTGAACTTCCTGGTAGCTGCGGTTACGGCATCAAATGTTTCCGCAAATTCCTCAAGCTGACCAAGACCTGTTAATTTAAGACCTACTCTTATCTGATTTACAACGGCCATTTCTATATCTCCAATTTTGCTTCTTTTAATGCTTTTAATATTGCTTCAGTAGGAACAACAAATGAAATCCCACTTGATCTTCCTCTGCCACCAACAAGAACACCACGTATCTCCCCATCATCATCTAATACACAAGAACCACTATTCCCCGGAAATGATACTGCATCTGTTTGTATCAATATCACTTTTCCAAAAAACTCATCACAATCTGCTTTAACACTGGATACTATTCCTTTTGTTGCACAAAATATTAACCGAAAAGGGTTTCCTAAAATAAATAATTTCTCACCACGTTTGGATTTTACTGAATCAAATTCAAGAGCAGGTTTCTTCACACTATGAAGTAGCAGAAAACCACAATCATAATCTGGATGAGTAATACTCTTTAATACTTCGTATTCTGTACCATCTTCAAATATTACCCCATTTGGTTCCGTATCAGATACATGACCTGCTGTTACTACAATATCATTACCTATATAAAATCCTGATGCTGGAGAACCCGGCCAATTAGGATGAGTAACTTGTACAACCGACTGCATTGAAAGTTCAATCATCTTAACTTGTTTTGGGATATATCTTACATTCGTCCTAAGAAGAATTCCTGCAAATAAAAATATACACAATATAACTGTTATAATATATTTTTTCATTACTATCCCCTACTTTTGAGGTGGCGAAGATTGACCGGCTCTCGGACTGTTTGCATATTGCTGAAAGTTTCCCATACGAGATGCCCCTGAACTTCCAAATCTATCGTCCCCTTGACTGGTCATTTTGGATTGCTTCTGTGAAACTTGGCCCTGCGACGGTTGGTATGGTCCCATATCATTACCACCCATTGGGGTTGCCGCTTGCCAAATGTCCTGTATATCTAATTGTAAATATTCAGCTATCTTTGTAGTTGCAGCATCGATGTTAAGTTTAACCCCTTGTTGTGCCGCCATAGGTAAAACAGGCAAAACCCAACCAGCTAAGAACTGCATCAACTTTTGACTTTGTATTGACGGATTGAACCGTTGCATACTATAAGGTTGAATCTTGAAGTTGAAATCATAGAAATCACCCTCTCTTGCATACTTATCAAATATCACTTCAACACTCCCAGCACCCTCGATTCTCTTGATAGTGGGAATTTGAATCATTGGGTCATTCCAAATATACCAAGCAAACTTCTTCATTACACTCTGGGTAAAATCATATACTGAATTTACCATATCATCCACGATACGAGAAGCATTTGTCATCAACATCTGCTCCTGTCCAAGTGTTTCGGCCTGTGTCCCCCTCCCACCAAGCTGATATAAATTACCACCTTGAATAGAAAACTGTTGTTCAATATAACTAACCCACTCATAATTTTCAGGATTAGTTCCACCTAATTCAATTGCTTTAACAGCATCGAGATTATTAACTTTACAAGTACCATTATTTATTGTTGCTGCCATACGATCAGCATCTTCTTGAGCTTCAGCAGCATACACTAATATATTTTTCTGAGCTTCTGCCTGTACTCTCATTTTATTGATAAGAACATTTAAGGCTGTATCCATATCAATCCAACCCCATGCCGGAGGTATGGGCATAGGTTGTTTCATAGCATATTTGTACCCAAGTAAATCATAAGGACCATCTTCAGGACCATCAAATACAGTAGTTTTTAATATTCTATAATAATTACCATCGGCAAGGAGTGTGAGTGTGATACCTTCATCTGGAAGATATACATCCATAAATTTAGTCCAATATCGTAAAGTATGATAATCTGAACCCTGTGTAGTAGTCCTTACAACATCTTTAATACTATTATCACCAAAAAGCTTAAAAGACGGTGTTATACTATCAGCATGTCTTGCACCAAAAAATTCTTTTGCAAGTTGAGTAGGCATTACATAATAATTACCTTCCATTTCAAATTCTTCTCTGGTGTTCGCCGATACATCACCTATGTAATCTTCATCATCCACAGCAGCAGCGTATGGTTGTCCAATATCAAGATTATTTCCGTATATACTTGACTCCCATTCCTTCATAATACCCGTCTTCACAATACCAGAGCCAAACATAGAATTAAAAATTGAAGGTCTCAATACTGTTTTTGAAAATTTAATCTCTTTTAACAAATGATTCATAGCAAGTTGAGTTGTATATGCCCAAGGTTTTAATTTGGGTATTCGAGCTTCACAATGCACATTCGGATCAGACATAGATAAATAAGGTACTAAAATACCAATAGCCCTATCCATAAGATTCATAGTATGAGCTTTAGCATTAGTCCCACTCTTACAATACCCAGAAACCCAACTACTAACCATCCGATTTCTCTTAGCCAAACGAGGCTCATCCGCTCTTGTCCAAATTCTGGCAGCTTCTCGAACTCTCTGGGTAAAACCTTTACGTACATCCTTCTGATTGAGAAGACTCATATTCGATTCCTTATAACCATTTTCCGACTTCGCATTTCTTCCTACTATATTCTCTTTTTCTCTCCTGCATCCTATAAAGCATTGAATTCTTCCGAACCTTCTGTGCTTGCTTGACCTTAGCCTTTGGTTGTTCTTTCATAGCCAACATAGTCATGGCTGTAGCAATTACTCTGTCACCATGAGCATACCGAGCACCACTTGATTCTGTTGATTGAGAACTAAGACCTACATCAATCCTATCACCCATAAAAATATAATCTCTTAATTCCCTAATTGTTTGCATATCATGTATTATTAAAAATGGGAATCTCTTATTTATTTGAATGGATTCATCAATAGCAGCATCAAGATCACCAAGAAGAGCATTCTTAGTACCGTTTATACCTGTGGTTGAAGTCCAACCATACGTCTTATTTTTACCACGCTTACGGGATTTTGTTCTTTCATTTACTTTATAATAAACAAAAGCATAACCAATCTTACGTATTCTATTCGCAAAACTATCTCCCGGACCATTTTGCTCCCAAATCAAATAAGTATTACGTGATCCACCACCAGTCCACAAACATAAAGCAACAGCAAGTTCGGCAAAATCAGTTACATCAATATTTGGATTAACATATAAACCAACAACCTCGCTTGTATTTACATCAGTAATAGCAGCAACACTGTTACTTGCACCTGTCCCTCTACTTATATCACAAGATACAATATAATTATGATCCTGTCTTGGTTTTCCATTTGGAAGTGGACCCCACCATTTTAATAATTTCGGACCACCACGTTTGAATTTAATATCTACTGGTTTTTTCTTCTCTATCTCGTAATGCAATGTCCCCGTATAAGTCGGTTCCTTGACAAACTTCTTTTCAATTCTAACCAAGTTCATATCATCAAAGAACTGGTCAGCTGATCCCTGTGGAATACGTAAAATATTTATTGCAATATCCTGTTTTCTACGCCCACGAGCTTCCTGCCCATCAAGCCAAGGACTTCTATCACAACTAAAAAGTCTTTCACCACCATCGGCAACAAAACTTATTTCTCCCATTTGCTCTTGGATTTCATCTGTTGATTCAGCAACTTTCAACTGTAAGTCACTGTAAATAAAGGACTTATGAGCCTCTATCTCATTAAATATTACAGGACATTTCTCTCTATAATAGTCAATATCTTTTATCTGAATTACATCCATTTCAGGTGAATTATACAATCCCCCGTTCTTTACAGGATTATCTTCCCACCCCAAAGTAATAACCTCAATCTTATTGGAATTGATAAGTTTTGCGTAAGGGTGTCCGCTCCCCCACTTGAAATGGGTGCTGTTAAAAATACAACAGGGGGTGACATCTTGAATATTATCAATGATATACTGAGCTACATTTGGTTCAATACGGGCAGCTTCATCTACAAGCACTGCCTTTGCTCTATCCGCTGCACCAAAATTATCTGTAGTTGCTTCACCACCTATTTTGGAACCATTATCCAAATTCTCCAATGATAAATGGCTCTTAAACATATTAGGTCTCATATACCCAGGCAAATTCCATAAACCATAAAGTATTTTGTGCATAAGAGATTTATGTAAACCGGGGACTCTTGTACCCTTAGTTGGAACACGAACACCCTGATCTACAAAATGCTCTGCTCGTGAACCAACAAGAAAAGACATATCCTCGTACAACAAAAAATAAGCACCAAACATCTTGCAAATAATTTCTGTTGCACCCTCTTCACGACTTTTATCAAATATCAAATTGTGTGGATTCATTTCAGTTGCATTATCAATAGCAACTTTCAAACGCTCAATTCCAATTTCCTGTTTCGGTCTTAATATGAACGGGACGTTCTGTCTCCCTGGCATGGCCCTTGCTTCATATACAAAAAAGGCTGAGTTGAATAAAATCTGTGGTTTAATTCTACACAACTCCAAATAAGCCTGAAGCATCCCAGCATCCTGCGACATTTTAGAGTGCAGCCCTATACGCCATCTGAGGTTCTCTTCTATGTCTCTCGGTATAGCATTTAGCAACATATCAGGATCATTGAAAAGGGTACTCAGTCTCTTTGCCATCATACCCTCACAGAACATCTGCGATTATTCATTTGTTCTGTTGATGTAGCCCATCTACAGTTAGACGGCTCATAATCTCCATCATTATCTATTCGATCAATTGACATTCCTTCCGGTTTCTCACCCATATCCTCAAGAAAAGCCTCAAATTCTAACCATCTATCACAGACAGTAATACCACGACCACCGTAATTATAGTAATTCCACACATTTGGATTCAGACATCGTTGTTTCATGTGATTCCAAGTCCAATACTCTCTTGTTACCTCCCCAACTTTACTGTGCCCATGTTTAGGAACAGCCCCGGATTGTTCACGGCGAAGGCAACCACAACTTTGAGTTGTTCCTGAACGAAGACTACTTGCTCTAATAACTTTTTCTACACCACAATCACATAAACAAAGACATTGAGTATGATTTCTTTTGTCTGAAGACACTCCTTCTAAAACCTCAAGTCTTCCAAATCTTTGACCTTGCATATTTTGTACATCAATCTTTTTCATTTTCTGTCTTCCCTTTTATCTTCTTTGGTTTCTTTTTCTCGAATTCTGCCTCAATGACGTCTCTCGGTAAAAATGCTCCTGCCAATCGCCTTATCTCTTCTGTGGCAACTTTACCCGATAATTTTACATTTATAGTTTTATCATCTTTTACTTCAACCTTGTGAACTGACACCCAGGGCTCTTCTTCTTTGAGTTGACGTGACATATTGCAAAGAAGAAACATCAATAGTGTGCTATCAGGCTTCATCTCTTTGTGAAACTCGCTTGTCTCAGCAGCATACTCAAGCTCCGTCCCATCATCAAGCACTTTCTTTTTATATTTTACATTTTTCTCAACATACTGATAACCGGCAGCAGCACGAAGCCCCTTAGCAATCAAGTATGATTTTGCCAGTCTCTTACCATCCGTGAAAGCCTGTTTGAATAGCGGGTGTCTTTTTTTCCAAGTTTTAATTTTTGCCGGAGTAATTCCAAGAAAATACCCCACATCTACCTCTGTCATCCCCGATGCCACGAGCCGTGTAGCAGTTTCTAAATAATCAACACTAAAAATAGCTCCGGACTTTAATCCCTTTTTATTTTCGTCTTTCATTTTCTATCCCTCAGAAATGGAGGTATGCACTATCATTACGGAACGGATAAGCTTTTTATAGTGCATTTCAACCTCCGATTTCCTTTTTGCTTCCTTGCAAATTTAACATATTCACTCCTAAAATATGCAAAAACTCAAAATCTTAATAGACCGCCACTTTTAGAACTCTAATGTAATCTTACTAAATAATATATTAAGAATATATTATTGTTCACACTTTATTATTTAGTAAGCATCTCGCTCCTCACATGAAGAGCGGTAGAGTATAACCAAAATAAGAGTTACTTCGGTATCTTAATGCAAATAGCTGTCAATCATCCTACGATTTTTCACATAGTTCTGACATGCGTGGAAGCAAAACACTGTTCTCAGTTAGTGACATCATGTCAAAAACCGCTTTACAGTCTGTTTTGCCATAAGTGGCCAACCCACATCTTCAGCATTTTCCAACCTAATAATTCTTCTGGAGAATCCGTTCCATCTTTGTATTTGGCTTATTAAAAATATTGAATATCTTACCGCTACAGGCACAAAGCGTTCACGGCAAGATAACAATATAAAGTCATTAAAATAATAACATCCTTAACCCACAAGCAAGTTCTGGATCAAGAGTGTCAAAGAATTCATTATAAGTTTCTCGTAATACTTTTTTCTTTTCATAAGGCATATCAACGTCGAAAATTTCATCATATACTGATCGAAGAGGTTTTTGTTGTCTTGTCATTCTTGTTTTTTTATGAGCACCTCTCAAACAACCACAGCTTTGAATACGTCCGAAGCAGAGATCAGATGCTCGAACAATTGTTTCTTGTCCGCAATCGCAGAGGCAAAATCGCATCTCAGCACCATGCTTATTTGGGGGTACGAAATTCAGTACATATAATTTCCCAAATTTCTGATTTATTAAATTTTTCATTTTCTATTTCTGTCCCTTAAAAAAGTAAGGTCATCTATAGGGATCGCTGTTTTGGTCATTTGTTAAAAATCTACCCTCATTATTGGACTAAAAACGTACATTTTTTTTCTTCTCGACACATTTTATTTTATTTTATTGTCAAGGAGAATGAAGATTTTTTACTTGACTGCGTTTCTGGGCTAATAATTGGGGTGGCCAAAATCAAAATATTTATTTGTCAAGAATTTTCAATGCTGCTTTTTAGCCTAATAGTGATGGGTACATAAACAGGCTGCAAGAACAAATGCAGGGTGATTTAGAGCAAAATGACCCCTATATGGTTTTATACAGAAAGACTTACTTTTTTAAGGATGATGACATGGATAGAACTTTCATAATAAATTTATCTGAACTTCAAGATTGGTTTTTTGATGGAGATTGTAGTGTTGTATCTTTTGATACTGAAACTACATCTTTGGATTACTCTGTTCTTGATTGCACAGGGATGAGTTTTTGTGATGGTCAGCGAGATTGCTATATTGACCTCGGTGTGCCTGATCGTGATAAAATGTTAAAGTTTTTGACTTATCAATTTAGAAATAAAATAAAGAAACTTATTATGCACAATGCTGCTTTTGATATTAAGGTTTTATACAAATTAGGAATTAAACATACAGAAACCATTGCATGTACTCAAGTAGCTGCACATTTAATTGATGAACGAGGACCGAAAGCTCTAAAGGATTTGGCTGTTACTAAACTTAATGTTCCTCTCAAATCTATTAGAAAATGGGATGAGGTTCAAAATATTGATAAACATTCTATTTCTTTTTATGATTATGGGGCAGATGATGCAAAATGGACTTGGCAATTGTGGGAAAAGTTTTATCCTATATTAAAACGAGAAAAGTTGACTTATTTATTTTTTAAGATTGAAATGCCATTTATGTTTCCCTTAAGAGACTTAGCAATAAACGGTATTCTTATAAACCAAAAGAAACTTCAGGAAATAGAAGATTTAGTAGAACCTATTATGCTAAAGTCTGAGGATAAAATGCTTGAGATGATTGGAAAGAAAGCTTTTATTGATAAAGCATTCTGGGAAGATTTGGATACTCGTAAAGTCTTAGTTAATTTCAATAGCAATACACAGGTAATTCCTCTTCTTATGGAAAAGTTTGGTATTGAGTTTACTGAACTTACTAAAAGGGGGGAACAACTAAAACGTGATAAATTGGAAGTGGGGGATTCTTATTGGAAACTTGATAAGGTAATACTTGGTGGTACTGAATTGGATAATGGTGTGGTTGGTGGATTAGCTAAAAAATATCCATTCTGTAAAGAATTACTTATGTATCGTATGGCATTAGATATAAAAGGTAAATTCACAGAGAAAATGAAAAGTAGTTTAAGTCCTGATGGCCGCATCCGTTGTTCATTCAATGATACTGTAGCTGCTACTGGAAGGTTAAGTTCTTCAGACCCTAATCTCCAGAACTTAAGGAAGTTAAATGCTGTACTTGATGTAGAGTGTAGATCGTGTTTTATTGCACCAGAAGGTAAATCTTTTATTGTTGCTGATTATGCTGGACAAGAACTCCGCATCTTGGCATTTGTAACCCAAGACCCTACTCTTCTGAAAGCTTTTGATAAAGGCATGGATTTACACCTAATCACAGCTAATTTATTATTTGATCTTGGACTCACAGAAGAGGAGATGATTGAAGGTAATGGTGCTTATGAAGCTGCAAGAAAGAAGTTTAAGAATGAGAGACATAAAGGTAAAAATGGATTTAACTTCCCAGTTGTTTATGGCAGTACCGAACACGGAATATCAAGAAATATAGGGGCATCTGTCCCGGAAGCCAAAAGACTACTTGAGAAATTCTTAGATCAATATCCCGGTATTAAAGATGGGATTAAAGATTGTGAAGAGCGGATTAAGTTGTATGGATATGTTACTAATCATGCTGGTAGGCGTAGAAGGTTCGATGGTTTCAGTAAAAGGGCATTACGGCAAGCTTTTAATCACCTTATTCAATCTTATTCTGCTGAGATGTTACGTCTTGGAATGATAAATATTCGACATCTTATTTTGAAATATCCAGAATGGGATATGAAACTTGTTCTTACCGTCCATGACGAGGTAGTATTAGAAATCAAAGATAAGTATATTGAGGAAGCTATTCCTTTAGTAATGGAAGCTATGAATACCGCTGTCAATATTGGTATTCCTATAGAAACTGACATAGGTGTTGGAAAGATTTATAGTGATTGTAAGGGGTAAATGATGAAATCAACTACTGTATTAAAACAAAAACTTAAAAAAGCTGTTGGTAGGATTTGCAGTCAGACTCCCAGAGAAGTTGCAAAACGAAATCATAGAAATTTAATAAGACGTATGGGTATCATCAGCCCTCGGACTTTTATCGGGGGGCACTGGATGGGTAGGAATGAACTTTGCTATTGTGATCGAGAACCCAAAATTAAATTTAAGTCCTGCTGCTGGGCTAAGCATGCGGTATTACCAAGAGATAAGAAAACACTTGAAACTGCATTGTTTGTAAAGAAACAATTGGTATATTTCAATAAGCATAGGAGGTTAGTGGAATGAAAGAATTTAAGAAATGGTGGGATTCAAGAAGTGGAATAGCCAGCGAAGAATACTGGAGAAGAAGAGAAGAATGTTCAGAGTGGGCATGGAAAGCAGCTTTGGGATTTGTGTACGACAAGCTCGGCTACAGCCAAGAGCATGAGGAAATTAAAGACATAATTGAAGCAGAATTGGAGGGTGAGTGATGGTGGTTAAAGTTACAGGAAAAGGTACAGATGAAAAACTTCAACATTATTATATTGTAAATCCGTCAAATGTTGTTTTTAATGAAGGTTTAGTTGAGCGATCCGGTACTCTCAAAGATGGGAATGGACAACCTATTCCAATTAACGAAAAGAAAAGTTTTATACATCTTGAAGGCAAGCCACTTATAGTAGAAGAGAGTATCAAAGAATTATTGGAATTATTTGATGTTTAAGAAAGAAACTAAAAGTTTAGTTCCAATAATTCTGAACGGGAGGGTTGTTTCGTGGATATTTGATATTGGCGATCCAGAGGTTACTATTCAAATTGCTATGCGGTATTATATTGATCCGATTGGATTTATTCCCCAAATTCTGGATGTTCATTTTATTCGTAAAAGTAGAAATATTGCTGCTTTGATGAGTAGAATAACAGGAAAAAAACACGGTTATGGTACAATTGTTGAAGAAACGTATTATGCCTGTGAGTACCCAAATGTAAGATTTGAAAATGAAATAGTACCAGTAATAAAATAGGGAATTTAAGATGGAACGTAAGAAGAAATTCAACCATATTTGGGAAGACCTCTATAAAGTTAATGTGTGGTGGTTCCGAGGACCAAGAAAACAATATATTGATTTGGTCCGGGAGGAATTCAAGTTGGTATCCTCAGATGTTTCTGATAATGTAAAAGGTCGTGTTGAGCATTTTGCAGCAGATGATCAACCTCTACCTATTATCTGGCTTCGTAAGAAAGATGTTGCTGTTCTTGCCCACGAGGTTTTTCATGTTGTCCATTGGATTTTGAAATATAAAGGTATATATCTATCGGATGATTCACAGGAAGCCTATGCTTATCTTCTGGAATATTTGATGTCTAAAATTATGGAGAAATGGTAAGATGAAAACTTGGCCTAAATATCATAAAAAGCATTGTTGGTTAGTTAGAAAGATAGTTGCATTTAGACTTTATAGGAAAATTAAAAAATCCAGAAAACGTAAAATGGATGCTTGTATGGAAGAAGCACGAAATTGGGAGGGGAGGCTGTAATTATAGCCTTATTCCGAGGTCATAATATATATCACTTAGTCCTGTATCTCGCTTAGCAAGGAACCCAGCTTCAATTCTAAAGGCCAAACTCGTCCCAAACCTATACAGATAGGTCCAAATCGCTTAGAATCAATCCTACGTATTTATGGTGATGCCCCATCACCTGATACTCAGGATATGAATCATTTCTTAAATCCCCGTAAATTTTACATAATCCTCGTTATTCAATCCTAAACAATACATTTCCGAGAAACTCTCCTGACATAAGTGCTATTTTTGTGTGGGGCTATTATATTTTTCAGGGAGGGTGTCCCCCCCTTGTCCATCGTCCGATAATCCGGCCTACCACCGGGGTCTCTTCTTTTCCATTGATTGTTCCTTGACAGCCCTATTCCAGGATGGGCCTTGTGTGTACCCTGTGTGTACCCTATAACCCAACATGGCCTTTAACTTGTACAAGTGTACAAGATGTGTATGCGTGAGGCAGGGTGGCTGGATGAGGTGGGATACTCACCACAACTACTTGTTGCTATCGCCTGATAACACTATTTACTCTATCATACCCTCTTATCTACTACTGTATAGACTCAAGCCACTGGATTATCTTCGTCCTATAATACTTATACTATCTGTATAGTCTGTAACCGCTCTTATTGTACTATAAACGGGGCTTAAAAAATCTTTTGTTTTTTTAATTATTTACTTGCATTTCGATTAAAAATAGTTTATACTTTAATTAGAAGCATTTGACAAGTTAAGATGGGTTTACTGGGGGATAAGAAAATGAGCCGTGAAATATGGTTGCTAACAATTTTGGCGTATTTGGTGTTGTGTTAGATAGTGTTTTCACCCAGTTTTTAACAGTTTAGGAGATTAGATTATGTTTTATTTGAAAATGATGTTAGTGGGGGCGGGGTTTGCTGCTCTGCTCTGTATTTTAGGTGAATATCTTATGAGAATCACAGGGGCATAACTGGAACACGGCAAGGATGCCACGCAATAATAAAATAAATAAGTTAAGTTGGGTTAAAGTATTGGCGATAAAGTAATTATGATGACTGAATTGTTGATAAAAGAAGCTGTTAGTGTGATTATGGGTGAGTTGGTGTCGATGTCAATATACTACGATGTCATAATCGAAGTGATGTTTTCTGGACGGGAATCGGTCAAGGACGACCAGCAATAATATCTTTTAGGAGATTAGACCATGAAACGTGATAGACATTATGTAATTCAGAGTAAAAAGGGTGTTCCCGTTCATTATGCTAAGACTCTTAAAGAAGCAATTACTGTTCGGGACTCACGATGGGTTGGCTATATAATTAGTCGATTAAGTCGTCCGACTTTATAGTTTAGGAGATTAGACCATGAAACAGGTATTGAGACAAATTACCAAACAGATTGTAAAACGCATGATGAGACCGGAACGTAAAATCAAGCATAAATATACTGAATGGCGGAATTTCTGAGGACCGGGCAAGGATGCCATGCAATAATAACATATTTTAGGAGATTGATTATGTATATCAATGGTGAAGAAGTAAAAATGCCAAAGTTGTGGAAGTGGGTTTGGATAGGATATTTAGTTGTAACATTTTATTTGATATTACATGGTTGGTGGCCATACGACGGTCTTATGGTTTAATGACTATTTCACTTAATTGGAAGGATTGATTATGATTGATAGCACAGAATTTTGGCCTTTTGTTTTCTTTATCACGGCTTTAATGTTAGCTATAATTATGTTGGTAGTTTTTACTTGTTAAGGAGATTGATATGGGTTATGATGAACGTAGAACAATCAATTTGGTGTTGGACTACAAAGATAAACCAACACTGAAACTGGAGTTGTGTTATAGCTCCAAAGGTGTAACACTTGTGGGAACGTGCCACAAAAACTGGACGCATGAAATAGTAACTATAACAGATCAGGGCGAGCTTATAAAACATGACCTATCCGGGGAAATCGGCTTAACCCTTGACGGTTATAAAGTCAAAGAAAAGCCCTATGGTCCACCAAAAATGGAATGCCCTGTTGTTGACTGTATTTTACATGATAAAATGACGGGCAGAACCGAGGATATATGTACAGATTGCACACACAGCACGTCGAGCAAAGAAAATAGGGTGGACCATGCTGAATTTGACAAGCCCGATAAGGATTAAGGAACACGGCATGGATGCCACGCAATAATAACTTATTTTATTTAGGAGATTAAGATTATGGGTAAGTTAAAAGATTTTGGCAAGGAATATATGGAATTTGTTAGATGCACAAGGAATCCCGACAAATTGACGTTTGATCAATGGATTGAATCGATGACTGCCGATGATTGTATTGACATAAACTGTGTACATAATGTCAATCGAGAATGTACTGTAAATACTTGTATTCGTGAAATAAGACCGAACAGAAATATATATGGAATATAACAAAAAAAGACTTGACAAGCTATCCTGATTATGGTATATTGTGATTATGTTAAAACAACTTCTACATTTCAACAGACGGGAAATTAAGACCAGGACCGCAACATCCTGTGAGTTTCCCGTCTCATATCTTTTAGGGGCTTAAAATGTATTTAGGTAATGTAATACTCGATGCGATAGCCGATGAAGTAATCAAAACGCATGGCGTAAATGCTTTTTTATCTCGGAAATATATCATAAAGGATATATTGAGTAAACTTGAGCCGACTACGCCCGAAGATAATACACATGGTTTTATTGCCTATGATGTACCCGACAAGGATAGACGAAAAATGAAAATAGGTAGGTTTTTAACCCGGAAATTAGATTTAAACGATAGATATTTGAACGATGTTTCTTTGCGGAAAATTGCAGATTTTATAAATGAGAAAATAAACCCCAATCTTGTTTATCGATTAGATTGTGGTAATGATATACATAGAAATTACCGAAACAGGATTGGTGGTGAGTCCTGCATGACTGGTAGTGATGCTGATAAAATAGGGATGTATGTTAAAAATCCCGATGTTTATCGACAAATCATATTGGAATATGGTAATGATTCAACACGAGCTATGATTATTAAACTGGATAATGGAATGATTCTTATGGATAGGATATTTAGTACCAGCGAATTTCTAATTAGTAAAATGAGAGAGATTGCAAAAAAGAACAAATGGCATTACCGAAAACATACCTCTGCTGGTTATCCCGTTATCTGTGATTATGAGGGCATGGATGTTGCCGATTATTCGGATTTTGTAGTGAGCAATCTGATATACGAAGATGGGGAAGTCCCGTATCAAGATACCTTGACGCGCTATAAATTATCGGGTAATAAAATATCCTTGATGCACGGTTATAGTGGTTTGAAATGCGACGGTATTGTAGATTCAACTAATGGGTATATTCCCAATCAATATACTTGTCCCAGTTGCGATGAAAACGTGGGCGAAGATAATCTATTTTATAGTGAGATAACGGGTAATAGCTATTGTGAGGCTTGTTGGAATGGGATGTTTACACTTTGCGATAGATGCGAGGAGTATTGTTTAGATGAGGATATGGTCCATATTGCGGATGTTGACGAGCGTTGGTGCGAGGATTGCGTTGAAAACTACGCCCGACGCTGCGTTGATTGTGGAGAAGGAAACGTTAAAGACTACGAAATAATTGAAGATTTGGTCTTTTGTCTTGTTTGTGCAGATAAAAAATATAAATGCTGTAAATGTAATGAGCATCATTTGGAGTTAAATAATAATGATTTATGTAGAGACTGTCAGTCAGAAAATGTTGAAACGGTGGTTTGATCCGGTCAAACAGATTTTCTTGAGGTTTGAACGCAATAATCATGTTTTGGATGCAATTGATAATAAAATGCACCGGATATTTTTTAACCGGGGTTCAAAGGTGCTATTTGTCGCCCACGTCGATACTGTGAGAACGCCAAGATTGCATAAGTCCGATGGGCGGTATATTCGAGGACGTGGATTTGATGACCGATTAGGATGTATGTTGGCCTATAATCTGTCAAAGGAATTGAATGCTGATTTATTGTTGACCGACCATGAAGAGAGAGGCGGAACAACAGCAAAATACCACAAGATAAAGGATTATAATTGGATTGTGGAATTTGACAGAGAGTCAACGGACATAGTAACCTACGGACTTGACAGTCCTGAATTTAAGCAAGCATTGATGGGTTTTTGGAATATCGGTTTTGGCTCATATTCTGATATATGTGATATTAAGACAGATGCTTGTTGCTTTAATTTGGGATTAGGACATTATAATTCACACGGCAAGAAATCTTTTGTTTGCATAAGAGAAACAGAACAGCAGATAAAAAAGTTTAGGGAATTTTATGCTATGAACAAGGACATAAAATATACCCAGCAATATAGTTTTACGGAAAGAGATGCTGTTTGTGAATTTTGCGAACAACAGTATGGGATTGAGGTATTCGATACCGTTGTTTGTAATGATTGTTTTGAAATGATGGTTGAAAATTATTATTCTGCCAGTAATTTTGGAGAATTACGGACGTGGGGAATATTCCCGAATGAAAACTTGCAACAAATGTAATAGGATAACAAAATCACGTATTAGTTAAATCAGAGGTATAATTATGCTTGAATTCAAATACACAACGGATGCAGAGAGAGTGCAGGCTTGCCATGAACGGGAAGAACGATTGACAAGGTTATCTGATAACATTGATTTGATAGTAGGAATACATGAAAAAATTCAGAAGTTCTATCTATTATCTGCGCAAGATTATAATGTTCTTGGTAATGTATTGGATTGGGTAATATTGGATATATTACACCAACAGGCCGAAACAGAATATATACGAAAAGCATTTGGTATTAGGGGTGATGATGAAACTGGACCTACAAAATCTAATCAACAGTAAAAGAGTCAAAGATTTTATTCTCAGGTACGCAAGAGATAACAGAAAAGGTTGGGATTGCCATAGAGTATCTGCAAAGGCCCTTAACGTCATCAACGCAAAACTAATGGTAATGATCCAGAAAGCAATAATGGCCCACCCAACTATTGGTTGCACCTTCAAGGAGATTCAATAAAGGAGAAATCAAAATGAGCAAAAAAGTAATAGTAAAATTAGAGATATAAGGAGAAATCATGCAAACCAAAAACCAGTACCAAGTGAAAACAGGGACGCTTTTACCACCGTATAAAGGACTGCCAAGATCAATAGATTTTGAAAAGATATACAAAAGATGCGAGAAAATGTGCAAAAGATTGAGAATGGATATACTGGTCTATCGTGATGGGCGAGGTGGAATAAGTATAAGACCTGTCAGGAACGGAAATATTATTAGATTGCCAAAAGATACTGTTCGGGTATTCTGGTATAGTGATGTTAAGGAGAAATCAAGATGAAAAATGACCTAAGACATTTTACTGAGAATCAAGAGAGCCTTCTCAGGCCTGCATGGACAAGCACAAAAGAAACAGGAATGTTTGAGTCCTATAAACATCAGCATGGTAGGTCTATCAGACGCTACTTTTACGAAAGATCAGAAGGTTTGTATCAAATTACAAGGAAAAATGCAGAGTAATTTAGAGCAAAATGTCCCCTATATCGTCATATACAGAAGGACTTACTTTTTAAGGGTGATAATATGGAATTTATTTTACCAAGTTGGTTATCTATACCACAATTTGAAGTATTGAAACGAATAACACCCGGACCATTAGGACAGGGAATGACACAACAAATGGCAGCAGATGATATGGATGTCTGTCTTAAAACAGTAAAAAGAATAGTTGCTGAAATAAAAACTAAATTTCCCTCAGCATGGGAAAGAGTTAGATCGATGCAAAGAGTAATGAATCGTCAACTTAGAGCGGCACATAATATGCGTAGTTTGGATGGTATTTCCGAAGCTATTGGTCTTGGCGGCATATATGATGAAACAGAGAATACATTTTGAGGTGAAATATGAAAGATAAAATACTTTGTGCTTGCGGTGGAAAATGTGAAGGAATCTGCCGGGACAAACATTTGAAAAGAAAACGATTTTGGGGTGGAGTTAAATGTATAGCAGCATATACAGAAGATAAAAAAGGAGATAAGAATGATCGTTGAGAATAAAGAACATTTACCGGAATTGTTACATAATGCTTTATCACAAAATCGTCCACCAGTTGAGGGTGAAATTCACGTGACAACTTTAATTGGTCCACCTATGATTGATTATCTAAGACGTAAACATTGGGATGAGTTAGTAGATGACTCTTCCTCAAGATTATTTGCTATGTTGGGCACTGGACTTCATGCAGGAATAGCAAATGATGGTCGTATTGAGCATGCTAAAAAAGTTATTGAAGGCATGCTTGATACTTGGAAAAAAATAGACCATGATGTTCAAATGTCCATTCTCAATGATTTATTAAAATCCCTTGACAGCGTAGGACGCACAGGAATTGAGTCTCAGTTAAGTCTTAAACTCAGTGATAGATGGGTATTGGTTGGAACAGACGATCACTTCGATGAAAATGCCGGTAAGTTAATGGATTGGAAAATCACCTCAGTCTGGAGTGTATTGTTTGCGGACCATAACTGGGAAGATCAACTCAATGTATATGCCTACATGAGACGTAAGCTTGGTTACGAAGTAAAGAGTCTTGAAGTATGGGCATTATTACGTGATTGGCAGAAAAGCAAAGCAAAGTATGATAATGATCCTAAATATCCTAAGGTTCCATTTGCCAGAATTCCATTACGTTTATGGGATATACAAGAACAAGAGGATTATATATATGACAGACTTATCTTGTTTGATGGTGCTCCGAGTGAGTGTACTCCAGAAGAAAAATGGGAGTCACCTACAGTATATAAGGTTATGAAACAGGGTAGGAAATCAGCCCTTATTGCTACTCGATGGATCAATAATGAGAAAAAGGATTTGCTTACTATTGCAGATGCTCTATCTGCTGCTAAAGCCAAGAAACATATAGTAGATGGTACTAAGATTTATATTGAGAAGTTTGAGGGTCAAGCAAGAAGATGTCAAGACTATTGTTTGGTCCATCCATTTTGTAAATACTATAAAGGGGACAAATAATGGGATATAAAAATAATGAACTAAAACAATATACGGCAGACCGCTTCAAACAATATCTAATAACCAGAAGTGTGGCAGCTAAAATGGCTCTTGAACTGTGTCTTGCCGGGAAAATAGAATTAAAAGATATTCCTACTTATACTGATAAGTTTACACTTTTGCATTTTGGACAGATTCAAGTTGAACCAGAAGTGGATAGGGAAATCCTACGCATCTCAGTATTAGATAAAAAATTAGATAAAGAGAAACGAGAAAGCAAGAAACCTGAACAAATTGAAGCTCCAGAACCTACCGATGAAGATGCTGAAGCTGCTCTTAGGCGACAACAGTATGAAGACGATCAACAACGTGCTGAAGATGAAGCTAATGATTCAGAGGAGAAAAATAATGTTTAAGCTGCCTTGGGTTGGTGAGATCAAAGTAGTTGAAACAAAGAAAACCACCTATTCCGGCGGCACAAATATTGGTGGTTGTATAAAAAGTTCAAACAATCAGAAATTAACTTTAGTTCTGAGGGATAGAGAACAATTTGATACATATATCAATCGCACTTTCAAAGCAGGTGATAAAGTGTGGATGACAGTAGAGAAACCACACAAAGATCGAACTCATCGTCAATTTAGATATTTATACGGTGCTATTTATCCTTTAATTGCTGAAGAAATTGGTTGTACTATAGAAGAAGCTGATGGAATCATGCGTCGAAGATTACTTATTATGAATCCTGATAGTCGTTTGGAGTACATCCGCAACAAAAGTAATCTTAACCGCAAGGAATTATCAGATTATATTGATGGAGTGAGAAGAGAAGCTGCTGGCATGGGTATTGAAACGCCTGATCCCCCCGATGTGGAGGTTAATGATGTTAAAGAGGACTGATCTTTCTGGTTGCGGATTGCCTTGGTTGTGGCTATTTACGAAATGGCATTATGAAAATATAGAATTACCACATTATAAAAATTATTTTAAGGAGAATAAAATGAAGGTTAGTGTGAAGAAAAAAGTAGTTAAAGAAAAAGCCATTGATTGGAGAACACTTAATGCTGGTACAGTCGTAGAATTTGATGATAAAGCAGTAGGTTTAGTTTATGAAGGCAAAGATGGTGCCAAACATATTCTTCTTGTACTTGGCTATGGTGGTTGTAATTATCCACCAGAAAATATGTATGAAGGTTGCAAAGTAACTAAAGTATTAGGTAAAATGATAGAAATAATAGTGGAGGGATTATAATGTTTAATTTAATATGTTTGCAGGGGAACCTCGTAAGAAATCCGGAATTTGCAGAAACCAAATCAGATACTGATCTTCTCAATTTTACAATTGCATCTTCTCGTAAGTACAAAGACAAAGAAGATGTTGTATATGTGGATTGTACCGCTTATGGTAAAGTTGCAGTAAATATCAGTAAGTTCTTTTCAAAAGGTGATCCTATTGGAGTAACTGGTAGGCTTAGTCTGAATCAATGGGAAGATAAGGATAGAAATAAACGATCTAAACTTTATATTACCGTAGAAGGTTTTCATTTTGTAGGTAATACTGGTGGTGATCGTCAAAGACCAAATGGTGATGCTGATAGAAATAGAGGCAATAGCCGAGGTGATAACAGAGATCGTGGGAGTAGTCGTAATAGAAGCAGAGATAGGGACAATGGTCGAGATCGGACCAGAGATGATGGTCGTAATAGACAAGATGGAGATTCTCGTTATCAAGACGAAGTACCTTTTTAAGTAGTAACTGTTCCAGTCAGGGGGTGTGTTAGATGACAGACCGTAGAAAAATTTTACATGCAATTGCAGTATTGAAAGAAATGGAGCATAGAACAACTACTTCAGATCATCAAAATTGTCTTGACCTTTGTAAACTTTTGGAAAAGCCCCATGTTATACCTAAAAAAGAAATTGGTCGTGCTGATCCTACTTGGGATATTGCTGTAATGCTTTCTAAAAGGTTGGAAGCTCACATTAGGAATAGAAAACCTAATCTTAGACCAATTCAATTGGATACTTGGGCTACTGATATGGATAAGATTCTTCGTATTGATAAGAGAACACCTGAGAAGTTACAAGAGATCGTTGATTGGTGTCAACAGGATAGTTTCTGGCAAAATAATATTCTATCCCCGGCCAAACTCAGGAAACAGCTTGATCGTCTTGAATTACAAATGGCAAATGATTATACATGGCAGAAAAGAAAGCTCCACCGTCAAGTAGAACGAACAGGCCCATCAGCCAAAGAAATATATATGGAGAATATCCGTGAAAAATATAAGTAAAATGGAGCGAGTTAATGAAAAAGATTTCTGAGACGATAAATGAAGTTATTGATGCTATTAAGAATCCAGTACAAGGCTTACCAACAGGATTGAAATCAATAGATAAGGCCACTGGTGGATATAAAAAGGGACAGCTTATTATCATTGCGGGCCGTCCTTCGGTGGGTAAAACAGCTATGTTAGGTGATTGTGCTCTGGCCCAGACAGGTAAGGTTCTGTTCTTTAGCTTAGAAATGTCTTCTGTTGTATTGATTCAACGTCTGATAGCTAATTCAACAAATATCAACTTCCGTACTTTGGTTAATAATGAGACTGATGATGAGCAAAATAAACAAATACGGGCTGCAATAGGAAAATTAGAAAGAAGTGGTATATTTATAGATGATACTCCATGCCTTACTCCTGAGCAATTTTGGGATAAGGCTTTGGAACATGAAGATGCGGATTTGATTATTATAGATCATCTACATTTAATGAGACACGATGATGGTAGGTTAGGAGAAGTACAGGCACTTGATGATATATGCCAACAGTTACGAGAATATGCAAAGACAAAGAATGTTCCAATTGTATTGGCTTGCCAGTTAAACAGGAAAACAGAAGATAGACAATCGCATGAACCAAGATTAGCAGACCTCAGAGGTTCCGGTGGTATTGAACAAGATAGTGATATTGTATTGTTATTGCACCGACCATCATACTATTTGCAAAGAGAGATTGACTACAATACTGAGGATGATGGGGATGCAGAAATTATTTTAGCAAAACATAGAAATGGTATTACTGGTAAGATCAAAACTATATTTATTGGTGAGTATATGTCTTTTAGAGATTCCCCTGATGAAACGATGAGTGATTGGAGATAATATGGAAAAACAACCAAGTGATTGGATAAGGGTAGAAAAGGGAATGCCGTGTCCAATATGCGGAAAGAAGGACTGGTGTTTAGTTTCAACTTGTGGTAAAAAAGTGATATGTCCAAGAGTCAAGAGTAATATTCGTCTCAAAAATTCAGGGTTTTTACATAAGGTATTTGACAACGGGTTAAAGAAGGGCACTAAACCCAACAGAAAACGATCCAACCAGCGTATCAACTGGAAAAGTCTCAATAAATTATATAAGAGTAAGCTTCGGAAGTTGTTGGATAAGGATGGTTCAATTGGATTAGATATTGGTATTACATTAACAACTCTTGCAAAATTTGATCTTGGTTGGGATGGTGAGACATATACTTTTCCGGCCTATAATGGTACTCTTCAAATAGTTGGTATCATGCGTAGGTTCCCAGACGGTAAAAAACTATGGGTATCTCGATCAGGGGATGGATTGTTTATCCCCAAGATGAAATCATTTGAAGGTAATATATTTATTACTGAGGGTGTAACAGATGCGGCAGCTTTAGTTGACTATGGATTCAGAGCTATGGGCAGAGCTAACTGTCAAACAGGAGTAGCTTATATCAAGAACTTCTTGTATAACCACCCGAAGATTTCACAGGTTACAATAGTAGGAGATAATGATCCAAACAATGTTCATGGAAATATCGGACAAAGGGGTGCTTTTACTTTAGCAAAAGAACTTTATAAAGCTACACCTTTTACTGCTATATTGGAAGTACCTGAGCAATTCAAAGATGTCAGATTGTGGCTGACTGAAAATAAAGTATCTAAAGATGAGATTATTGATGAAGTACACAGGTATCATTCTCATATATACTCGAAGTACCTGAGCAATTCAAAGATGTCAGATGGAGTACACAGGATATGAGAATGATAATAGTTATTATAATGTTGATTGCTTTTTTTATGTTGGGGGTACTTGATGCTAAAGCCGGTGATTGGCAAACGGCTGCAATATCATGGTTACTTATGGCAGTAAATGGTCTTGTACTTATGAATGCGAGGTGATATGAAAGACCCAATATTAGAAAAATTATTGAGAGAATGCGGTTTTCCAGAAGAAGTCATTGAAAAAGAAGCTGAAGCTTTAGGAAAAGGTGTTGACAAAGCTCTTGATAATCTTCAAAAACTACCAACTTATGCCCAACTTAATAAATTGATGGGACTTAAAAATGGCTAAAAAACATGGAGTAAGGTGGTGGAAGGTTAAAGCATGGAATGAATTCTCCCGTTATGTCCGAATACGGGATGCTCTTAGAACTACTGGGACTATTGATAAGTGTGTATGCTGTTCCTGTGGTAAGATACTCCCTGCCTTCGGGGTAAAATGTGTTCAGGCTGGACACTTTATTCCCGGAAGACGATCTTCTATTCTCTTTGAAGAGACTGGAGTGCATGGTCAATGTTATTGGTGTAATAGTAATATGGGATTACGAGGTAACTGGCCGGGATATTATGCTTTTATGCTCAAGGAATATGGACAAGAGGAAATTGATAGATTATTGGCTTTAAGACATAAGACCAGAAAATTTACTGTAGGGGAACTTGAAGAAATGCGAGATATGTATAAACGAGGTTATGCTTATATGCTCGAACATAAACAATTATTGGAGGAATTATGATAAGTGCAGCAGAATGGCAATGGTATTTACAAAATGATCTTATTATTGGTAGTTTTCCAGATTTATTAAATACCGGCAGAAATGAAGAAATTGGAGATTTTTATGGATATGAATTTGAATTGGAGGAATTATGATGAAGATTTTTGGCTGGAATGTATCATTTTATTTTGATGTAAGCGAATGGGGATTACCTTTTGGTTTTGAATTTTCTAAGGTACCTAACTATATTGAAGTTAGTTTTTCTTTTCTATGCTTTGGAGTAACATTTGAAAGGGGATGAATAAGTCCGTTCGGATATTAGTTTTATTTATGTTACGGCTTGTATTATTAACAATTTCCACAAATTAAGGAGACAGTTATGTTGAAAAAAACTATTTATGCGTTGATTTTAGCAGCAATTATTATGTTTATTTTTGCTTTTCCTGCATGTACGATTGTAAAACAAGCTGATGGTGGATTCAAAGTAGGAGTAACACCTGAAACACATCAAACAATTGGTGGTATGGGGGATGCTACAACAAAAACACTTGGTTTATTGTCTGCTTTCTTTCCTGCACTTATACCAATTGCAGCAGCTGCGGGTGTGGGTACTGTAACATGGAAGAAAATGAGAAAAACAGTAACTAAGTACAAAGGTCCGTTGGAAATGTATGTAGAATTACTGGAATATATTAAACAGAATGATAAAAAGACATGGGAAACAATTAAATTAAATATTAAAGAAAGCAACCCTACCACACTTACAAAGAATACGATAGAAGAACTCAAAGAAGAGTTGGATGGGCAAGGTAGATTATCTGCAATATCATAATATACTTTATACCAGTGGGTGAAATGGGGCTGGACTTGTACGGTCTGCAATATCAATATCTGGCCCCACCCACTTTTCTTTAAGAATTAAATACATAGGAGTTATAAAGATGTCTGGAAAAACTGATTATGGAAAAGGTGATGCCCCAAGAGAACACCAATATTCTGCAAAGTCTCAGAAAGCATTTGCCGAAGGATATGATAGAATTTATAATAAATGCAGAATTTGTAAAGGTAAAGGGTTTCATGTGGATTATGATAAGATTCAACGTAAACCTGTTAAAACAACTTGTATAATTTGTTATGGTTCTGGGAAAATAAATAGGGAGAAATAAGATGCCGTATATCAAGAAAGACCAGAGGGACGGATTAGATTACTGGATTCCGGTACTTTTGAAAACACTATTGGAAGAAAATGGCACACACCCCGGCGGATTAAACTATGTCATAAGCAAACTACTACACGGATACATTGAGCATGACGGATTATCTTATGCCAACATAAACAAAGTAATGGGTGTCCTCGATTGCGCGAGTAAAGAGTTTTATCGTACAGTGGCCGGACCTTACGAAAGCAAGCAACGTATAAAAAATGGCCCCATAAGTGGATTAGATGCTAAAAGTTTAGAGGACGTGAGATAATGATAAAGAAAGAAACTGGTAAAAAGCGTGAATTTTCTACTGGAGCTAAGAAACAGGCTGCATCCGGTAAGGGTACTCCGGTCCTATTTCCCGGTGATGCTTATCTTGATATAAGCAAACATTTTGAAGATGGTGCTGAGACTTATGAGGCAAGAAATTGGGAAGCAGGAATCCCGTTATCTGAACTGGTCAATTCCCTTGAACGGCATATTGCTCAGTTTAAGATGAATATGACCGATGAGAGTCATCTTAGAGCGATTGCATGGAACGCTGTTGTTTTACTTGCAACAAAGCTGAGGATTGAAAATGGGCTGTTGCCGGGGGGATTAGACGATATGCCGAAATATGGAACATCTATCAGTATATCTGATATTCTTAAAGAAAGAAGGGCTGCTGCCTCAAAAAATTGTGACAAAGAAATAAATAAACATTGTAATCAGATTCTTGAAGGTACTACACCGGGGTTTATTGATGCAAAAGAACTCACTGAGGAACTGGGTTTGGGTAATGATATGCTGAAGAAATTGTTAGGACCTAAAGAAGTTGAAAATATAATGTATTGTCGGGATTGTATCCATCATATACCAAATGGTACTGCCTGTCTTCAGGGTATTATATTATCTGGAGAAGATCAAGAAGTAGGTACTTGCTCACATTTTGAAAGAAACCATAAAAAAATGGTACATTATGGTTTTTATAATTCCTCCGAACCCCCATTAGATAGCTTATTTAAAATTGCTTGTGGACTTTTTGCAATAGATGTTGATTACACAATCCTTAAAAATAAAGTAACGTGTAAAGATTGTAAACAAACCGAAATTTATAGGGGAAAATGATTATGCAAAATAATATAAAAATTTCAGCTTATCTCTCGCACCCCATTAGAGGCAAGAAGGGAAAAGATGCTACCCTTGAAGATTTGCAACTCAATAATAAGATTGCTGCATTAGTCGGTCAAATGGTTGGGAATGCCTTACCTGCTCTGGATTTATATGTACCAGCCGTTCACGATGAATATGTTATTGAAGCATATACACGTGGTACTCACGATGAACATGAGATTTTGGAGATTGATAAGATTATTCTTGCAAAGCGAGATATTATGATTGTTTTTGCATATAAAGGTGTAGTGTCAAACGGTATGGAAATAGAAATGGCCCATGCCAAAGAGCTTGGTATTCCTATTTTTAGATTTCATTGTATTACTGGAATTCCCAAATTAGTTGAAGATATATTAGATTGGTTTTACGAAATATATGTATTTTAAAGGAGCTAAAAATGAGTTTAGATTCTATAAGTAATTTTGTTGTAAATGAAACAATAGATAAAATGCATTTTGGGGGATTTGAAGGGCCAAATGTAGCAAATATTACATTATTGTTCAAATCTGGTAAAATACTTATTATTGAAGCAGCAATAGTAACAAACCATGATCCTGCTGGTTCTACTCATCTTCCAGCACTTGAAATTAAAACAATTAGATTCTATAAGTAATTTTGTTGTAAATGAAACAAGGAGCTAATTTATGGAAACAACAGTAATAGACACAAAAAATACTGAAATAGCTTTTGGAGCAACTACAGATTTAACTTGGTGGAATATTGGTTTCCATTGGTGGTATATTCTTACTTCTGAAGGGAATAGAAATCTTACATTATCTATTAACATTTTATGTTTTAGATTCTGGATAGAAATTTGGAGGTGGAAAAGATGATCGCAGGCGTTATCGGTGATTTACATTTGCCGGGAGTCAGGCCGGGATACCTTGACTTTTGTACTGATACCTTTGAGAAATACAAAGTGGACCAAATTATTTCCATCGGTGATGTGGTTGATTGGCACAGTATTAGTTTTCATACAAGTGAACCAAACTGTCCCGGACCAAAAAAAGAATTTGATCTGGCAAAAACTGAAGTACAAAAATGGAAAGAGAGATTTCCTAAATTGAAGTGGTGTCTTGGAAACCATGATGAATTGCCAGCACGAGTAGCAAAAACTGTTAGTCTTCCTGATTTTGTACTAAAATCTTATAATGAATTATGGAATGTTCCTGATTGGGAAGTTGATTTCTCTTTTGTAATTGATGAAGTATTATATAGACATGGTACAGGATGTCATGGTATTCATCCTGCATGGAATTTGATGAACAAGATGAAGATGTCGGCAGTAATGGGACATACTCACTCAAGAGCAGGGACCAAATGGAGCATGAATCCATTAAAGAGGTTCTTTTGTCTTGATGTTGGTTGTGGGATTAGTGAGAAAGAATGGCAATTTGCTTACGGGAGAGATATGCTTGAACGTCCCATCCTTGCATGTGGTATAGTAGATGATGGTCAACCAATTTCCGTAGCTATGAAATGTAGTCATGGTGAGAAGTACCATGATTCGAGATTTGAAGAACCAAATGAAACTAAATCATATAAACCTAAGCCGAAATACATGGGTAGGATGATAACTAAGAGGAAAGAACCTATTCACTTTTTTGTAGATGGTGAATTTTTGGCCTGTAATTCAGATTTATCTATTTTTGCTTATGAAAATAATCGCACAATTATTAAATCTAAAGTAACTTGTGGGAATTGTGTCAAAACAAAAATTTTCAAGGAAACAAAATAATGAAAATGTTTATAAAATATGCTATCCCCATCACTGGAATATTACTTTTATTCTTAGTGGATTATAGAATTGGTATTGGTACTATATGTCTTTTATGGGGACATAATATGGAGTACCATAAGAAATGAGCTTCGCAGATAAAATAATAATTGGCAGAATAGTCCTATTTATAATTTGGAGTATTGTTATGATATGGGTAGGTTTTGCTTTTGGGAAAGATTGGATGAAATGAATGAAATATTAG